TCTCCTTTTTAGCTTCTTTGATAATTTGATTCATTCTTTGACCGTCTAATGCGCGGCAAGAACCAATATAATTTGGACGAAACTTGTTGCCAGAGTCGCTTTCTTCTGTGATCTCAAGCAAATAAATAAACTCTTTCCATAAGCTGTGTAGCTTATCTGCTTTAACCCTTAATTGAAGCGTTTCAAAAGGAACAAATGGTGCTTGTATTGATGGGTCTGTTGGTAGTGCTTCTTTATTCATTTTGTTTAAAATTATTTATACCAGTAACTAATGCTCTTTTGAAATCCTCCGCTTTGAATAATATACAACCCTTCCAAGCATGAATCAAAGATTTGCCATTTTCAATATCATCGTAAATTTTTTTAATAATTTGGCGAGATTCTTCCTTAGATTTTTCGTACTCATCTAAAGAATATACTTTATCTACTGCGGATATTTGTGCGCCATCTGTAAGATGAACGGTAAGAGTTACTGTTGACTCGGCAGGTATTGCCGCTTCTTCTTCCTTTGAGAATATATTAAAATTCATTTTTTATTGTTTTAAACGGAAGGTTTTGAGGGAAATGTTTTGGCTGGCAACGTTAAAGAAACGGTCAACGAAGTTGTTTCTTGGTTCGATAGACACGATCATAAAACGAGCATCTTCAAAATTCATGTCCATATTAACTCCAAATACTGCGACAGGTTCGCCATTTTGATCTTTATGGAAGGCAAGAGAAGTTTTACCTGCGGCCCCCATATCGCAGAGTTCATCGACTAATTCTGTTTTTTCTTTGCGGTATTTAATCATACCGTAATACATAGAATAAAAATTAAATCGCAGACGTTCTAGGAGGTTGTTCATGGCTAGGAGAGTAAATGATTTTTTGTAGATGTCAAGGGTTTTTTTCATCAATAATAAGATTGAAGATATATTTTTTATCTTTGAAATACTTTGCGGCGATTCTAATGTATTCGTAATACTTGTTGTGCATAGAGATTGGCACTTGAGAAGCGGAACCTTTAAAGGCCCGATCATAAGCGATCTTCTTTGCCAAGTTTTTGTCGAATATGTCGCCGTCTTTGACGTTACAAAGCGACCATCCAATACCATAGTAATGAGGGTCGAATTGAGTCGCAGTGGCGGCGAACACGCCAACCATCTGACCTTTCCGATTATAGTAATAGATATGAAGTCCTTTGGGGAACTCCATAATTTCTTTTTGTTTTTGCTTCATGTTTTATGTTTAGAGTAAATTGGTAGCCGAGGTGGGATTTGAACCCACAATCCACAAGGGCGTCGGATTTTAAGTCCGATCTGTATTTCCAGTTCCAGCACTCGGCCAAATTTGTTCTTCCCCTACCTTAGCAGAGGAAAAGCGTTTGTCAATACCTTTTAAGGATATTTTGATTTTAGTTCCTGAAATCTTTTAATCACATCGTCAAGAATTTTTAATTCTTTCGCGTTGCTTTCGGTGGTATCTTCCATCCATGAATTTATAGCGCGAAGTTCGGAGACGTGCTCAAACATATCTTCTGCTATTGTTTGCCATTCATCTTGAGTCAAGAGCAGTTCGTGAATCAAACGCGCCGCACTATCAGGATTTTGTTTTACCCATTCGTGGTTCATTTTGCACTCCAAGTACGATGTTTCTCAGCGACCCATTCATAACCATTAGATTCGCAAATAATCCATTGAACATCATCAGGTATTTCTACGATTTTGATCGTGCAGTAATCAGCGGAAAATCTTTCTGAACCAATTTGTTCAAAGATTCTAATGAGAACAGGATCGTCGCGTAGTAGTAAATATAAACTAAGATTAAGTTCTTGAGGTAAAATATCGTATTCGCCCCAAGAAGGATTTTCGGTAACTGTATAAGATATACCTTTTTCTTTTAAGTAAAGCTCTTTAGCTTCTAAAGATAAACAGAAACCGCCAACATCAGTATTAATTAGTATTTTTTGCATATATAAAATGGAGCTTCAAATCGGAGTCGAACCGATGACCGCTCGCTTACAAGGCGAGTGCTCTACCACTGAGCTACTGAAGCATATTGTTTTACCAGCGATTTCTTCTGGTGAAATAGTTTGGGCGATTCCATAAGTGACAAAGCACAATTATGAAAATCAAGATTGATAACATTAAGTGTAAGATATTATATGGATAGTCCCCGATTATTACAAGCAGATATACATAGTAATTATAGCATCGTGTCTGGAGATTGGTCTAGCTATAAGACACAAATCACTGGACTATACTCTGCTACTGGTTACGCCGCTTCTGGCAATGCAACTTTCGGGGACTTCTCCGATCATTTAGTTAGAGAATACAACCATAAGATTGATGTGTTGGGGATGCCAACAGGCTTGTTCATTCGACCTTATGATGCTGGTTATAGATTAACTGGTATTGCTATCAGTTAAAGTCTTTTCTTCTTTGCCTTTGATATAGGCAGACATTAAGACACAGTAGTTGATAATATCCAAGATAGCGTCCTCATAGCCTTCGTTTTTAACCAAGAGTTTTCCATCTTGAGCAAACGTGCTAAGACGAGATACCTTGTCTATAATACGAACGAGGAAGCCTTGTTCGGTAGTGCAGACGCCCATAGCCTCGCAGCGTTGGAAGTTGGCGAACGGTACGTCGCCTTTACTACCAGCGTAGTCGTTGTTTTTGGCTTGCATGATCTCAAACGCTCGATCAGTAAGTAACTGATGATGCTCAAACAGGTCTTGTCTATTCATGGTGAATAAAAATTAATTTAAATTACTCGCCCTTGATGACTTTTGATCTCACCCTAGAAAGGAGAGAAATAACGTCTTTAGAATCCACCACAACAGGAACGTTGCGCTGAATCTTGCCAGAGGCGTCTTTAAAGGCATGAACGATTTGATAAGGCTCCTCTGTTCGCGCCGTCTCGGAAGTGAAACAATGCGCGGCCCATGCTGCGGCATTGTCCAAGGCGAAATCATAGAAGTTAATGCAGTTACGAAGTGTGCCGTCTCGTTCAAGATTCCAAATCTCAAACCAGTTACGGTTAGCTTCTACTCCATTAGTAGTTAGTTGTAGTGTATCCATATTTTATTCTTGAATAAATTGTTTAACAATATCGTGGGGGTATTCAGCTTGACTGTTCTTAGATTGAAGTTGATTCGCCCTAGCAATCATATAGTGATGAATGAAATGGCGCGTTTCCCAATCTAATAGACGACCTTCCTCTTGAGGAAGCCCTTTGAGGACTTCATCAAGATTGAGGTTAAAGCTCAAGCATATAGCTTGGATTTTACGATAAATGCCGATCTCTCTATACTTTAATAGAGCAAAGGCAATATCGAGTTCGACCATATTGGCTTCTTCTAGTTTTTCAACGAGAGGATTCATATTAGAACGACTCCACAATCGACGCTTCGGAAGCGGTGATCTTCGTGCCATCGGACTTGAGAATACCTTCATTGGTATCATAGTCCAACTCAAAGATAATGTCAGCGAGTTCATCGTAAGTAACATCATAATTTAAGAGAGCAGAGGTCATGATATAGTTCAGTGATGGATAAATACCTTTGCTGATATAGTTTGAGATAATAGCATCAACCTTTAGTTTGATAGCTTCTTGACGCCAATCAATATCGCTGGAGTTATCTTTATCGCAGTCGCAGTGACCGCAATCATCGCCGCAATCATAATCATCGTCTTCGCTATCGTCTGTGCTATACACAGGCTCGCTGATTTCTTTGCGCTCTGGAGTAATATCAGAGTGAACTTTATACTTGCTCACGCGCAACTTTTGGAAAGAGCAGTCGGTTGGAACGCTGACGGCATCGGCAGGATTAACTTCAACGACAAGCAAACGTCCAGTTGAGCCAGCCCAATCTTTAGCGTAGTCAAAGCTGCCAACGTGCAAGCCAAAGGAACAGTGATTGTCTTTGTTATCGTCAACAGAGCGGCGAGCAACTTCAATCGTTGAGCCAAGAGTGTTGAGGATTTGACCTTGATCGTTCACTTTACCTTGAACAACGACAGTATTTTTATTGCCGCTGCTGGAATAAAAATCATTTTTAACTCCTTTGTAAGCGAGGAAATTTCCTTCTGGCGTGATTGGAAGCGACTTGTAGGACAAGAACGAATAGAGTTCGTTGACCGAATTAGCCGAGACATTAGACATGAGCTTGTCGATGAAGTTCAACAAAGGTTCAGCGTCTTTAGCTCCAGCCTTTAACAGTTCAAGCAGTTTAGTGACAACGACGCCATGCAGCTTTTCTGTGCCGTAAAACACTTCGCCATCGTTGACGCGCAACTTGCCGTGAGAGAAGTTGACGATCTTGTGCTCGACATTCACCAGAGCGGGAATATCGGCGTAATTCGCGTCGATCAAGGCTTTGCGTAAAGCAAAGAAGTTCGGATTGGACTTCTCGACGGTGTAAGGACGACCATTAACGAAAACGGTAATGGAATCATCGCGCATAATGTAGGCTGGCTTATTCATATTAGTAACTTAGTTTTGTTTAGTTTTGTTGTTTATCAATCAGGGAAATATAATTGGCGAAATCTTTAATAGTTGCTTCACCAAAATTGTAAGAATAATTATTAGCAACCAAAGAGAGCAATGGGTACTTATTCATGAGGGCATCATGCTCGGCGTCAATTTCGCTTCTGTCAATAGTTTCTTTGATGAAAGTTTTGGTAATTTGAAATAATTCCATCATGTTTCTGTTATTCTCGTAGAAATCAAGATCAGATTGGCTCGCTTCTCCGAAAAACAGTCTCAAAGCATGATTTTTCTGGAGCGAAGAAGCGATGTCTTTTACATAAGAATTTCTGAATTTAGAGCTACGATAATTGATCTCGGTGTTTTTAGAGATAGACTCGCTATGCAATTTTAATTGTTTTTTAATGTAATCTTCAACCAGAGTTGCGACGTTGACTGCTTCACTGCTAATATCAGAATCATCGAAAACTCCATAGACAATATCTTGGTCAATGATCTTTGATTCGTTCAGTCTTGTGAAGAAATCATAAGAATTGTTTTGACCAAACATTTGTTTAGAAATCTCGCATACAGGACGCTTATCTTTGTATTCTAGCTTAACATAATAAAATTTACCTTCTTCTGGAAGATTTGCGCTTCCAATAAAGGGACGATAACCATAAGCACCTTTTTTATATACAACGCGAGCTTCCGAGGACTTGGCATCATCAAGTTTCAGTTTTTGAGTAGTAGAAGAAAGGAAAACACGTTTGCAAGTAGTATATGTAGTCAAGAAATCTTTAGCTTGTTCTGGAGTCAATATAAACACGCAGAAACCTCTTTTGTCTGCGTTTTCAGAGTTTTTCTGAATCCAACGAGCTTTAGCAAAAAGGTGTCTTTCGTTGTCCGCTACAAGAATACAGTGATTACTATTAGAATAGAATGTAGCAGGATTAATTCCTTTTTTATCGGCTTTATGAGCTAATCGGAAATTATTGTTGCGATTGACCCAATAAATAGTTTCAACGACATGAGTAAAGTTTGGGCGAACTTCGATCTTGTCGCCATTAGCAGCGTTAAACATCATCGGCATGGCAGATGCGATGCTCTGCAATACATAGTTGTCGCTGATGCTATTAACTTTAGACATAAACTTTTCTACGTCGTTAATATCATCGAGAGACTTTTGGAAAACCGCTTTGATCTCAGCCTCAAAGTTAGAGAAGAACGAAACGATATTCTTTTTAGTGTGTTCGTTGTATTCTAAACTTTCTCTGGAGTGATGAAGCGAAAGCGAACCAACAGGGAAAAAGAAGACAAAGGATGCGGCAGCGTAAGAATTTCTAAGGGAATGATAAATTGGAAAAACGGAAAGTTTATCAGACAAAATATCAAGATTGAGTGGATAAGAAATGCCACCCATAACAACCAACGGCCCATCTTGGCGGCGATGGTAATAACCGCTTTTGTTTTGCGTTTGCAACACGCCCCAAGTATGATTCTTCATCAACCATTCGTAACGGAGTTGTTCTTCGTCGATGCCAGAGGCAACGAAAGGAGCGGACGAAAACTTTAATACTTTGTAAGCAGCTTCCGCAAACTTGGCAACGTCATCAGCTTTGACTGCGACGGAAATCTCGACTCCGTTTGGCTCAGTGGTAGATTCTTCCGCGAGCTTAGTAAAGCGAGTGTCGCCACCTTCGTCAACATAGACGGAGATAATGATCTTTTCGCCATCTTTGCAGGAAACAACGGTGAATGAGTCGGTATAAGACAAAGGAGAGAATCGACCAATGCCGAAGCCGCCGATAGCAGAGTTGTCGCCACGTTTGGAGGAGCGACCATACTTGGTGTAAAGACCAAACAGCTCTTGTTCAGAGAGTCCAGTACCAAAGTCGCGCACAGAATAAGTGGAAGCGAGAACGGTTGGGAAACTGATCTTGATTGGCGTGCTGCTTTTAGCGGCGGCATTAGCGTCAACAGCGTTAGCCCAAGTTTCGCGTACAGTGGCGAGAATGGTATCGGAGTAATTGTTACGAAGGAGAGACGAAATGTAGCGCATTTCGCTCGCATCAATGGTAGCGATTTCAGATTTGAAATCGTGTGACTCAACAACGTTTTTCTGGATGGATTTGACAATCATGTTAGCAATTTGGTTAGTAATTTAATCTGCAACCACTCTACCACACTTTTCTTATCCGTCAAGTGGTTTTGACAACTTTTTTTGAGAATTTTTGAGAAAGTTCTAAAACCTTAGTTTCCAGCCATTTAACCTGTGAAGAATTTTCGCTCAAAACAAAAAGAACTGAATCTTTATTGGAAGTGTAGCTCGAAATCACGAACTCGGCGTGGAATTTGAAATGCTTCAAGAACTGATCGGAAACCTCCTCGTAGATCGAGTAGATTTCAGAGATATTCTTAGAGGAGAAAATGGCGTGTCTAGTGGTCATTTTAATTAGTTTTTAATCCGAATTTTGGGTCGTTCGCTTGCTGAATCATAGTAACGTAATCAATGAATTTTTCTAAGTGAATCCACACTTTTCCATGCTGTTCAATCTCTTTGTCGCTGTAACCTTGTGAGATCATATTCTCCATTTGGTTTTTATTCAGCACCAAAAACTCCACTGTGTTCTTCCTGTAATTTGGACAGATGATCGAGTAAAGATGCTCGGTCTGAACTTCTACGCCAACGTATTTTTTTTCGCTGGCAGAATCCGCCAGAGGCATTGGTTCGGTTCTAAATCCGATTCGCATTTTAAAAAGAAAATCAGTTGTTCTCTTTGCTACTAGGTCTATTTCTGTTTGTAAGTTCATAAGTGATACTCTAAATTTAAAAGTTGGAAAATAGCTTTGTCTTTACCCTTGAGTTCTACGTCGAAGAAAACGTCTTTGCCGTAAGCGTTAGGCTTGCCAATCGGCATATCAGCGTGCTTGCGCGTGCCATTGACGCCCTCGGAAAAGTGGAACAAAGGAGCGGTGTTCCAAGTAGAGTAAGCGAGATTGAAGTCTTCTTCATCAGTAGTGCCAGAGTTGCAGAATTGACGATGCAGAGAGTCGTAGGTCACAGGGATTCCGCTAGTGAGGAAAAAATGTTTGTGCAAGTTGGCGACGTTCCATGAGCCACCAACGTTGTCGTTGACCTCGACGACTAGACGCGACTTTACGTTGTGAGGTAGAGTGCGGTAATTGGCGAGAAATCGTTTGGAGATTTCTTCGCAATCGCCATCTTGACGGCAATGAATGTTGAGCGGCGAGCGATAGTCTTGAGGCAAGTCAAGCAAATCAAATAGCTCGGCGTGAGAAATTAAATCGCGCACACTGTTGCTGATTGTGTCGGCATTTTGATTGGTGAGCGTGATGTATTCAGAAGGATGAGCTGAAATTCTGACGCCACTAGTTTTGATTTCGTTGGCGATTCTACGCAGAGCGTCACGCATATCAGGCCAATCAGGTAAGTCTTGCAGACGAAGATTAACGTCAGGATGATTGATAACAGGCGTCAAACTAGAGGACAAACGATAGCCAGCAATGCCGTAGCTGTGGCAATGCTTGATGATTTGATGCGTGATGAAAAAATTATGGAGGATGCGTTTGCTAAGAACGCGAACAGCATCGGCTCGATTTAGAGAAAGGAATCGAGTGAGAGTCATAGTCTCAAACTTGAAGCCTTTGTGCTCGGCAAGGATTTCGGATATGCAACAGAGAGATAGTTTCATGCAAGGAAGCTAGATCATAAACCGTCTAGCTTGTCAATGGTTTTACTGGTCGAGATTGAACTTTTGCAGCTTACCAATCTGCAAATTTAAACAGTCTGCTGGATAGTAATAGAGCTTGTGAGCAGGAGAAGATTCGTCCAGTTCTCCTTTTTTGCAGTTCAAAGATTGATTTAAAAATGATTTTTTATTCATGTAGCCAAGAATCCAGCCTTTTGAATAGTCTTTGAGAATACTGGTGAATAAATAGAAATCGCAGTTCTGTAAGGTATTGAACTGATAAACGGTGCAGTTATAGGAAGGCTTAGGTCTAACGGTTCTTTCTTTGGCTTTGATTTCAAAGCGTTTTCCCTTGTTTGACTTCCAATCAGAGTTATAGTCTTCGTGAGAAATAATCTCGCCGCCGAGAGCTTCTTGAACCATTAGGTCAGAGATCATGGCGATTTTCCAGCCATCGCCGTCTCGGATGGAGTTTTTTAATTTTGGCTTATCTTCCGCTAATTCTAATGCGGTGGCGACGAGCTGTGGATGGAGGTCTATTTCTATCATTTATTTGTCCTAAAAGTGTTCGTGTTTAGATTAGCCGCCAAGATATTTATCTTATTTGCGGGCGGCTAATTCGTGTTTGGTTCTAATGTATATCTTATTTGCGATTTTTTGATTCGTGTTTGAAACTGGAGCGACAGGTGGGGGTCGAACCCACGACAGCTTGTTTGGAAAACAAGGACTCTACCACTGAGCTACTATCGCTAAAATTGAATCCCCTACCATGCGCCTAGTAACCTTACGGTTAACACGGATAGAACCCGACATTCAATGCAGGTAGGGAAATTGCACACAGCCATTATTGTCATTGATGTGAATCAAGAGGACTACTGTGTATGTTAAAATAGAACATCCATCCATAGCGTCCTATGGAATCACCTGTTAGTTCAGGCTGAATACGTTTCGTAGCGTTATGAGAGGCATTAATAGTCAGGGACTACTAAGAATTATGCGTCAATAACACTATGCTCGATAGAGGCATTTCGGATGAAGTTGGATCATTCTGCCATACAAGTCCTCCAGAGCTTTCCAGAAGTTAAATGCACTTGTATGCGCTAATTCTTAAACTTCGTAAGGAAACGCAACCTTTTAAATATATGATTGCCCAGTTTCATAGCAACATGGAGCTTACCTTAGTCAGCGAACATAGCGGCTTGCATAAGCGCAGAACGAAAATGTTAAAGAACAAAAGAGAACCTACTTATTTTACATTAGATGTCAAGTGTTTCTAATCACTTTTTTAAAATTGTTTTAGCCATTCATAATGCTTAATCTTAGCGGCGTCAATAGCTGGACGAATACCTTTTGCGCCGTTACTAAACTCAACCCATTCATAGCATCCACGATTCTCTTTCTCTACTTCAATTCCAATTTGAAATGGAAGATTAAAGTATGTTTCGTCAGTGTCATCAGGATGATCTTTAAGGATAGCATAAGATACGCAGCTGATGCTTGCGCCTCCAATTTGAAGAAACATCTCTAACCAATTTAGGCGACTTTCTGCTTTAGCTAAATTTTCAAAAGCTTGCTTGAGTTGCTTTTCAAGCATAATAATTTTTTCTTGGTTGTTCATAAAGATTGATTTAATTATACCATTTTGTTCCGTTACGATTAATTCTAACTACGCTATCATCTTTTGCGACTAATAGCAATGCTTTTCCATCGTTAACATCAGTTAAATCGCATGAACGAAAATCCTTAATAGCGTCAGCCGAAAGTATTTCTGGCCCAAACATACCAATGCGACCAACGAGAATATATTTTTTACCATCCTTGCAGTTTTGTTTAGGTTTCATACAAATCTAATATGATTACACAACCATACAATACCGGCTATACCACCTGCAAACACGGTGACAACACCGATAATAAAGAAAAAAATGACTAGTTTAACAAACCAATCTGGAGCGCGAGGTAGATTATCGAACATAATTAAACATATCCTTGTTCGTCTATTATTGCCATAACGATCTTCTCTGCGTTCTCTTGCATAGAAGGATAACAAAGAGTATTAAACGAGTCGCCGTGTTTTGCAATAAATTTATCCCAATCTTTCTTTTCTTCGGGAGAGAGAGTAATTTTGGCAGGACGAGCCTCAGATGCTTTACGGATAATGCCAACGAGCTTATCTTCGATAAGAAGAGCAGCAGCAGTAAGCCGCGATTTGTCTGGATAGATTTGCTGACGGATAGAAGTGCATCCATCTTTAACATGAACAAGCCAAAAGCCATCCCTAAGACCTTCGTAGGCATAGGGATCGTTCATAGGAACATACTTCTTACCTACCTTACGGTAGAGACGCTGATCTTCTTTAACAGAAGCTCTTGCAGCTACCTCATCAGTCTTAAACTTATAGTTAAGCTGATCGCGCAGACGCTCACATTCATTCTGATAGTATTCTAAGACTTTATTGTTTTTCATAGTTTTTTATAGTAATGCAGCAGCGCGAAATGTTAATGGTTTGCCTTTTTTAATTTCAAACGAAAATGGCTCTACTGGTTGACAATGATCGAAACGTTTAATGAATTTCCGCGCTTCTTTGGGTAATTTGTATCTATTCCGTTTATCATCAGGACGATAAACTATATAACTTGTGCCAACGTAGGAATCACAGTCGTTATTATTTTTAACGGCACGCTTAAAAGCATGAGCGATAGGACAATAATAACAACTTGATCGAAGGCCTTTTTCAATATCTTTTTGTGTAACTTTAATTTTCATTTTAAATTTCCGCCGTAATAATCAAATGTTTTCTCAATAGCATCTAAAATGATAACGAGTTCGCCTAATTCGTGATGTTGATAATACTCAATTTTACCTTTCTTTTTCTTTTTGATATTTGCAATGTCTTCACGAAGGTACGCGATGCTTTGTTTTAGAGAGCATCGTGTAATACCATCGGCTGTATCTGGATCAATCTCTACTTTCATATTATTATTTTTCATATTATTTCAGTGAGTTCATTTTTATATTTATAGCATCCGCGCAAGCGAATTGTTCGCCTTTCTTAAAATTAACTTTATTAAGTTTAAATGGTTTTAGAACTATATCTCCATTCCAATACGAAGTTTCCATTAAGATATAACCCATCTTAGAAAGCCGATTACGCAGCTTTGTAAATTCAGGATGGTCTTTAACTCCTACCGAGTTTCCTTGAAGGACGATTTTACCAGACATATCATGAAGAAGCGCATACTTAACGTCTTGTACAGAACAGAAGTATTCGTTCTTTAGTTTAAACTGTTTGATTGGGGTTTTCATATTTTGGAATCTCCGAAAATGGAACATAGCCTTGGGTTGTCACATTAGTCTTGGCAAATTCTTTGCTCAACGTCTTCAACCATCCACTACGAGTACCGCCAGATGCATGTAGCTCGCCAGATTGACCAGTTGCTTCACAAGTTCTACCAGAAGCAGTCTCCGCAAAGTGAACGATACCATTAATGTAGTCCGAATAACGATCAATAATCCTTTGAAGATCAGGATACTTTCCAGTCTCAATAAGAGACATGATTTCTTCATTATACTCTTCACGATAATAAAACCGGAGCGTGCCATACTTTTCTTTGACCTGAGTAGCGATCACTTGTGGTGGCTCTACGCAAAAGTAATAGCTGTCTGCGTATGGTTTAACACCAAGACGCTTACCATCTTCTTCGTCCACCTGTACGCTTGTACTATAAGTGTATGTAAGAGCTTCACAGAGCGTATCAATAAGATTGTACCAACCATCGCCAACTTCAAGACCCCAGCACATACACGTCTCGTTCATTGGCTTGGTACGGTCTCCGAACATTTTCGGATACTTATCAAAGATTTTTTGTTGTAGTTCTGGTTTCATAATTGTTTTAGTTGCTCTATTAACTCTCTGGCCGATTCGGGTTGATGCATATACCCATCACCCTTTGATATCCATTCAAACCTAAATGATTTCGGTAGCTTGTACCAAGCATTGTAATGGATGGTAACCTTGGTCACCCATCTCACACGCAGATCCGGCAAATAGGATCTCTCCTCCCAATAGGAAATGAGTTCAAGATGTTTTTTAGGTAGCAGCATAATTTATTCTTCAATCTGACCAAGAGCATTTCCTGCTTCAGTACGAATAGCGTGTGCGAGTTCTTCTACGGTTTTATAATTGTCACTTCCGTGCTTCAATATATTACGGCACATAGAATCAATTTCATACAATGAAGCCCAAGCTTGATTACAATGAACAGCCCGCATATGCTCATAGTTATCATCGGGTAAGTTAAATTCTAGTATTGCTTTCATAATTACTCCAGTTCGATCATCCAACCCGAATCATTATAGATATAGTCCCAGACAATCTCTGATTTAGTAGATGTAATGTAAAAATCCTTAGATGAGGAAGATGGTTGAGCTTCTTCCACTAGATTCATTGATGCGATAAATCCATCAACAAGCGTATCTTGCTCTAGTTGATGAGCTTCAATTAGCTTTCTAATCTCAGCAATCTTTGCTTGCTGTTCTTTATTGATTTTAATTTTCATATATAATTTTGGAAAAGGATTCTGGCAAGATAACGTTAGAAGGAATGTCTCTACCTTTAAATAAGGTGGCAATGTCTTGGCTATCGTAACCAGCAAGACCGCAACCAATCTTAGTCACCAAAAACTCAAGTTGAGGAAAGCAGTTAGCAGTCCCTAAGAATAAGTCAATTTGATATTCAATATCAGAAAGATGAAGAGTAATGATTTGATGATCTTTGGTTGGCAAAGCGTAAGATTGACCATAAAGACCAACACCTTTTCCCCAAACTGCGCCGAATTTCTTGTGAGCAAGAGCAGCGGCTCCTGCACCATGAATTCCAGCAAAGTTGCTGCCAAACACGAAGATTTGATGAGGCTCAAGAGAAGTAATATTTTCGGGTGTGAATTTCATTTACAAGAGAGATCAAAGTGATTTTGGCGGGTATGTCAAGCGTTTTTGGGATTTTTTTTGAAAAAAGTGTAAAATAAATTACAATGGAGATTTCTCCTGTCAATTCCATTTCTTTTGGGCCATCTGTTAAAGATGTCGCTTCGCTCTACGCGAAAAACTCGCCTGTCGCTCTAGTTTCTCCTCAGAGAATCGAACCTAACGGAATAGATCAGGAAGAGCTTTATGATTTAAAAAAGCTTTTAATTCAAGCTATCGACACAATGAATTTCTCTTTAGCTGTCCAAGTGCTCGATAAGATCATCCAGATGCACAAAAAAGCTGGCGCAATCTCTTGATTACTTACTAGTTGCGTGATAAACACCGTCCCAATCTTTGGGTAAGTTGGCGGTTTTGAGTTCAGAGATTCTGCTTTCTAGCATCTCGTAATACTCAATCATCTTTAGATTTTCTGCTTTGAGTCTAGTCAAGTAGATCATTGCTTCGTCCCAGTTCATCGCGTAGTAGAAATCCATCATCTTCTTGTGATGAGAAACAATCTTATTTGCCTTCTCATCGTTCGTGATTACGGTATAAATCTTAATCCCTTCTTTCTTACCTTTGACCGCGATGTTGTCTAACTCTAGGAAATTGAATGAATTCTCGATGCCTTTCACCGTTTGCTCGCCAATGACTATGCCAACGTGATAAGGTTTGCTCTGACCTTCTAAGCGAGACGAGAGATTAACTGCATCTCCAAGGCAAGTATAGTCGAAACGATTTTCTGAACCCATGTTTCCAACAACAACGGAGCCAGAGTTGACGCCAACGCCAATGGAAAGTTGCGGCAATTTTTCTAGTGCGAGTTGTTTATTTAACTCATCGAGTTTCACGAACATCTCAACAGCACACTCGATAGCTAATTCTTTGTGGCGCGCTACATCAACAGGCGCGTTCCAAAAAGCCATAACCGCATCACCAATTAGTTTGTCAACAGTTCCATCTTTGCTCATAACCAGCTTGAGCATAGGAGTCATGTAACGGTTAATCAAAGAAGTTAATCCTTGAGGATCAGTCTTGAAATGCTCGCTAAGTGCAGTGAAGCCGCGAACGTCAGAGAAAAGGATTGTCAAGTCTTTTGTTTCACCGCCAAGTTTTAATAGTTCTGGATTAGTTTGGAGCTTTTTAACCATCGCAGGAGCAAGATAGTGTTCAAACTGCTTTCTGATTTGTTGCTTCTGTTTAAACTCATTGATGAAACGCATGAACGCAGACACAGAGAAGCAGATGAAAAGGGTAAAGACTATCCAACTATAATCAAAAAGTAGTCCATTGCCAAAGGCTTTGACGCCATAAATGACTGGTGCAACCATCAAACCGATGGATAATCCAGCGCAAACTAAGTAATTCAGCCAAATGAACGTGACTATAACTAACAATGCAGCAAGAGTGCCATACAGAACCTCGTACAAATTGAATTCAGACGGTCTTTCGAGTCTTGAGTCATCTAGCAGCATTTGAGCGGCAAAAAGCGGTATTTCGTAACCATTCTTGATATTAACTGATGTTGCGACAGTGTTGGAAAGACCTTCTGCTGTTGGCGCAATCATCACGATCTTGCCTTTAACTGCTGACCAATCTTCTTTGGTAAATGAAAAAGACTCAAAGGTGTATTTGAAATTCAACCAAACTCGCCCATTCTCGTCAGTTTTAATTGTTTTAAATTTAGGAATACGAACGGCAGATACGCCAGCTTGATTAACTTTTGCTTGGTAACTTGGGTCATTTGAAGCTACGCGCAAAATTTCTAATGGCAGTGTTGGGTAAAACTCTTTGTTCACTTGAACGATCAGCGGTAATCTTCTTACTACGCCATCAACTTCGGGCGCAGTTAAGAGCATACCAACGCCAGCAGCAGCTTCGCCAAGTTCTTTTGTCGGCCCAATCGCCGCAGAGTAATCAAATAGCCAATCATTGATGCCGCTGCCAACAACTGCTACGCCTCTTGGCACAGGTGAGCCTTTTCCTTTATTTGCCGCAGATTGACTAATGATTACAGGATACTTGCCGAAAGTTTCTTTTAGTGCGGCGTCTCCATTGAATCGGTCACTCTCAGCAAAAATAATCGGCAACACGACAATCTCTGCTCCGTTATCAAATGCCTTTGTTATTGCGTCGGCTAAGATTTGTCTTGGGAAAGGCCATTGACCATGCTTCTCAAGAGTCTTCTCATCTATCTCTACTACAACAACACTTTCACTTTGGACTTTCTCTTGAGTGATCTGATAGTAATCTAAGGCTTTTAATCTCGCCGTCTCAATGAAGAACGGGTCTTGAACTCTTAAAGTTACTAGACAAATTAAAACCAACAGTGATGCGATTGCTGTATAGATTCTATATTTCTTCATCTCTGAGTAATGTAAACTTTACTTTTTTCACCGTAGTTTAAAACGTAAGCTTGACCATTAACAGTAACGGTAGAGTTAGCGTCGTATTTGGTGGTAAATTTGATTACACCTTTATCAGTAGATAGAGATAATGAAGCGTATTTTCCATCAGTAGTGAATCCGTTGTTAACGGTAGTTGTTCCTGATGTTATATTATTTGTCTGAATTGGATTCGTGATCGAAGGAGCTTCAATTTTAGGAACTTCTTTAACAACCACTGGTGTTTGCACTTCTGCTTTTGGAGCTTCAACTGTTGGAGCTTCTATTTTAGCGTCCAATTTTATTTGGGCAACTTCTGTTTCTTGTTTAGGTGGAGGCGGCGCGTCTGCTGTTGCGCTGGCGGCTTCTGTTACTGTTTCAGAAACAGTTTGTTGCGCCACTTGAGTTTTAGTATCGACGGTTTTCTTATTTGATTTGTCGTCTTTCTTGTCTTCGACTTTATCTTTTTCAGACGAAACTTTTTTTGTTTCTTTACTATTCTTAGTAATAGATTTGTTACTCTCTACCAGAAGATTATTATTGATCTTAGACTCGTCATTCAAGTCTAGAATAACTGGAGCTGTTGGATTAGAGAAAGCAGAGGAGATAAATGTTGCTTGGTAAGCCTGATTCAACACAACTGTACCGCTAGAGTTGGTAACTTCAATCGAGCCTACAACTGGTGAAGCGCCAGTTAGCGACGGAAGAGACGGCAAAAGAACAATTAAACTTTTACCGTCTTCTCCTACGCTCATCGAGAAATCTGTTCCTCTAACTGAAACAACAGCAGTTGGAGTTTTGATTTTTATATTTTCTCTACTATTCTTCGCTATGAGTCCAGAAGTATATCTGACTGTTCCCGATGCAGCTTTGATTGACAAAGAACCTTTGCCGCTCGATGGGTCATAAACGAACTCGTCGATTTTTAATTTAGAGAACTCTGTAATCTGGACTCTTGTGTCGTCTTCAAAAGTAATGCCAACGCGAGATTGAAGTGTTTCGATTGTGTCGTACATCTCAACCCCAACGTTGACTTTACCATCAATCTTGCTCTTATCTCTGGTAATTTGAGTTGGGCCAGTAGCCTCTACTATTTTACCAGATGAACCAAAAAGAGATAAAGCCGTTAATAAAAATATAACGGCAAATCTCATTAAGGAATCGGAGGTAAACTAGCAGCAGTTGTGCTTTGCTGAATAGTAACTGTATTGAAGCTGCCAGTCAAATTGTAGGTCAAAGTTTGCTTTTCTGAACCTGCTTGCTGGAAGTTCATTGTGTTTGAGCTTCCTAAAACAGTTACAACTTGACTGTGACCACTGCCAGCAGCGTTTCCGCCCGGATTACCTGCCTGAGTTGTGGTTAATAAATTGCTGGAACCAGTGATGAGATAATCTAATTTGTTATATTTACCATCATCAATTCCAACTTTCATTACGTTACTATTACCAGTAACAGCGAATTTAACATCGCCATCAACAGTAGTAGCTTTATCTGTGCTGTTGGCGATAGCGTCTTTATTAAGCAAGAATGTATTTGAGTTGCCAGTGAAGGTAAGATCAATATCGTTATTTGCTCCATTTGTGAACATCTTTAGGTTATTGCTATTACCAGTAGTAATAGATTTAAGGGTCAAGTTGTTACCGATCATGGAAAAGTTAGCATCGTTGTTGTCTCCTACTTGTCTCATCTCGAAAGTGAGATTGTCAGATGTTATTTCGCTGGGTGTGCCAGACGAACCAATTTTATTAACGCTACCAGTTTGAACAATAGTTGTTGTACCAGTAGTGGTGATTTGGTTGATGTAGATTTGATTCTGCCCAAAGCAAAGGGCGGATAAAAATACATATAAGGCTAAGAGTTTGATTTTCATTGTTTTTGTGGGGTTTTATATTTCCAGAGTCCCGATTTATCTCCTTGATCTACTATTTCTATCACTGCTTGTTCAATAGCACTTCTAACAGCTATTGTATTTGGTTCATTGGCAGTTAATCCAAGTTCAGATTCCACAGGAGTTACGCCGTGTTCATAGAACTTGAATAGGTTGCCTGAAACCGCGACACTAGAAATTGTTTTAGTTACAGCTACACTAAGTAATATCTCGCCTGTTTGTACGCTAACGAAACGAAGCGAAACTGTAACAACGTCTTTACGGTACTGCGAGCTTGCAGATATACCAAGAACGCTTGCGCCAGCACCACCAGTAATTATGTTGGTGTCATATCCGATGATGCCGCCTTCCGCAATAATGCCAGCAAAAAGCATAGGAGTTAGCTTTTCGGCGTCTCTACCTTGAAATGTTTCTCTTGTTTGGTTGATTAGCTGCCGTTCTCTAATGATATTATCCAAACTGGTGCGCTCTAGCACCTGAAACCATTTGCCACTGCCAGCCACGCGCAAAGCGTCTATAAGCCAGCTTTCCGCTCCTTGCGTAACGGCAGATGAGAAAGAGGCGTAAGAATCTACCGTCTTGCGCTGTCCAGTCTTATCGACGAAGGAATAAACAGCAATGCTGATTCTTGGGCTTTCAGGCGGCGGCAAGTTCTTTAGCTGCTGCTCCAAAGGTGGAGCTTGCAGTTTGGGCTTCTCTAATATAGCAGGTTTTTGCGGAAAAGATGAGCAACCTACTAGGAAAAGAAGTAAGAATGGAGTTAACCATCTCATCCTTATCCACCTCCTGGTTTGAGGACTCCAACAGGAAGCTGAATCTGTGTCGAACTGCCTGTTGCTGGGTCATTGATATAAAGCGTTACTAAATCGCCATTCTTCTGCCAAGTGACTGTTGCGCCACCTTGTAAATTAATAATACCAAACGTTTCGCCGTTTGAATTAAAAATCTGATCTGTAACTTGAGAAGCAAGCTGAGAATAAATTCTTGCTTGTAAGTTATTTATGAAAGTATTGAGCGGAGTGTTTGTCTCTTGAATCTTCTTCTGCTCAAGATCAGCCTTTAAGTTATCTTTAACGGCTTGCTTGCGGGTACGAGCTAAATTCTCTACTGTAAGAACGTGTCCAGAAAAGTTAGCTCCGTTGAAAATCGGAGACTTGAAGCCATGAACCATCTCGCTTCCATGCGAGCTGGAAATAAAAATAAATAAAATTAGAAAAAATGCCTTCTTCACTTATCATACCATTACACTTTTTTATCAGATTCTTTGAATTGATAGAAGTAATCGTCGTTATCTAAAGCGACCCACTTGCCTTTACCTTCGCAAGTGAACTCTTTATCAAAGACTTTCCAATCTGGCTTCTCTAATTTTTTAGCGATAAAAGCGCCGCCATCTTTCCAAACAACTCTATTATTTGGCTGAAAGAACAGTTGGTGACAAGGATTGCTGTCTTTGTCGCTAATTCCCCAAATTAGATGGCCGCATTTGTGTCCTCCAGCCATTTCAGAATAACCTAGAGCGCAATCAGGATTGTCATGCCAGTCTATTGTGAATAAGTATTTGCCCTTAACCCATTCGTGATTCTTGAGCTGAACTTCAACAGCGGCGTTCTTATGATACTCATATCTTGTTACAGACAAGACATTTGAGTAACAATCCCAAAGTTGCAGCCAATCTAAAGGATAGTTAGAGTGTTTAGGTTCTAGTGTCAGATATTGAATAGGAACTCTATCATGTCTAGAACCATACTCTGTCATTACTTGAAATGTAAGGCAGCGGCGAGTTAATGAGGTAACTCCGAAAACTTCACACGAAATATACTCTTTTTCAGCTTTAGTGTGATTATAAAGAAAATCACTGCTTAAATAAGCATGAAAAACAGGAATGTTGGCGTTTAAGTATGGCATTACTTCTTTTTACGCTTTTTTGCTGGTGCTTTGGACTCTTTATTTTTATTTTTAATAAACTCGTTCATATCTTCTACCTTCATAATATCTAACTTGGTAGTGATATGCTCATAGAATTCAGGGAAACATTCTTTAAACAGCTTAAGATTAATAACTGTTGATTCCATAGATGGTCTGGAGAAGGAGGAGTAAAGAGCTTTAACCGCTAGTTCGTCGCCCTGCATAACTGCTTCGCGCAATTCTGGGCACAGGAAAAGACCAAGGAAGCAATCCTTAAAGCTGCTGATTAACATTCCAAGAGATAGTTCAAATTGTTTTTGATTTATAAAAAATGTTTCTACTGGAATATTCCAGCTAACCATTGCGTCATCACCGTAATCAATACTGATCTTAAGAGTTTTTTCTTTTATCTTGGACCAAATAACCTCACCAAGATAAGGCTGGCAAACAGAGAAAAATCCAGATAGTCTTTCTCTAATGTCCGCATCAATCTCTGAATCAAATTGAGTGTTGACTGCGATTTTAGTTAAATCAACAATAGCTTCTTTAAAGTTTTTACGAGTAATTTTCTTTTTCAAAACAGATTCAAAATCTTTCTTTACTTTAGAAAATTCCGTGAATAAAATTTTTTCTTGTTCTTCGTAAGTCATCATTGTATTTCCTCCAAAGCAGATAGTGTTTCAGCGTCGATCTTTGCGCTCCAATTTTTTGTAAAGTCCCAATACTCTACTCCTTGATCGAATAAGTCTTTAGACTTAGAGAAAACATTAAGAATGTCTCCTGAAAATACAGGAAGAACAGTTTGAATATTTTCGCCGTAATTAAAACAATGAAGAGTGTGAGTTTTTTTAACGAGGTATTTACTCATTAGCTTTTCCATCCGGTTTCAGGCTGTTGAAAAGAGTGAAGGGTAATCATACAGTCGCAAACATAATCGGTTGTTGCGAGCCAGCCGAGAATTCTTAATTTCTCAAGGCCGAATCCAATATTCTTAACTTCCATTTCAAATCTTCTTGGGGTTTCGATTGGAAGACCTTCTTCGGACAAGGTGATAAGAAGCATTAGTTTTGTATCATCGAGATCATTTGTGGAAATAATCGAGGCTTTATAAAGCGTAAGTTCTTGAAGATTAAGATGCTTGCGCGACTTTTCTGTGAGGGCGAATGTAACTTCGTATTTCATGTTAAGAAATCTTTAATGTTTTGAATGGCTGTGGTTTTTTCAAGGAAAGCTTGTTGGACAAACTGCCGTTGATGTTTAAGTTCTTCCTCGTAGTTCAATGATGAAACATAATTTGTCAAGCCTTTTGATAATCTTTTTTCATCAATAATGATATTAGGGGATAAGTTATAGCCGCAGTTTTTAATAGTATTTTCGCATCCAGCGTCGAACAACATAACAACATCATTCATTAAAGACTCATAGAAACGATTCGCCAAGAAAGCGTAGTTTGAGTGAGTGTGCAAATCTTCAATGTAGATCGAGTATTTATATTTGCGTAAATCCTCTTCGTTCTTCTTCCAAGATAACTTTTCAACGTAAGTGCATTTGCAGTTGATCGCTTGGAATTTCTTGACGTTTTTTGGCGAGCAAGAAAGAGAAACGCCTTCTGTTAAGAACTTCTCGAAAGAAACTTGGCGGTGCTTGCGATAAGTGCCGTAATAAATGATGCCGTCCTTGTCGGCAGGATTCGTAGGATTGCGCGTATCCATAATCAAGGAGTTGAGATTGACAGTGAGCCACTCAATGATAAAGTCGTTCAGCTTTTTGCCCGCGATGTTCTTGTTGAGAATCCAGTGGCGATAACCGCTACGAGGATTATTGCAGATCATGTCATACTTTAATCCATGATTGATTACGCCGTAACGAAGAAGCTGATTGTCTTCAATGTCATGGTCGTTAACTAGCCAAACATACCTCGCGTTTGGATTCTTTGTTAGAATCTCGCGGTAAGGAACATGAGGCATATACGGCGACGCATACGCGCAAATGATTACGTCATACTGGTTGGCTAAGATTTGTGGCAGTTTGTATTCGCCATCCAATAAGTCTGCGCCGAGTGCCTCGGCCAGAATCAAGCTGTTACGGCAATGAACGATTGATGTATCGTCAAACTCATTTGACAGCGGCTTTCTCTTGCTTGTGCTTTCGATGATTAAGATTTTCATTAAATTTTGTGAATTCGCCTTGTTCATTTGAGTAGTAAATTTCTTTGAAAATTACATCGCCCAAAAGCTTTTGGCAGTGTTTGCAAGGTTTACCCATAGCTATTTTTTCGTTTCTGTCAATACGAAATGTAACTAAAGTATTTTTTGAGTGATCAACCTTGCCAGATTTAATGACGGCGCACGCTTCGGCATGGATGCCGCTTCCTTCAAAGTAACCGTACTTTCTGTTTATCGGATGAGACTTATTTGAGTTTCTTCCGATGGAAACGACACGATTCTTGTGCAGTATAAAAGCAAAATGACGACACCGGATTCCAGTGTCGTCATAGATAATTAGGTTTTTTGCTAGGTTTACGAGACGATCAAACTTCATTAGAAGTTATATCTAATGCGGACTTCGCCGCCTGTGTCAAGGAATTTTGACGGCAATTTAGAATTTAAACGCTTGCCGTTGCTTCCTTCAAACTTGAGCTTAACATCAACCTTTTTGACGGTGATCTTCGTACCAACTTCAAAGGTGTCCATGTTTTCGCCCTTGTTAAAGGAGTTGACGTATTGGCGACCTTTGCCAACTTCGGCATAAACCCAAGGATAAGCTACGCCAACGCGAGCTTCATGGGAATATGTTTGGGTATTCCAGTTGGTCGCGGAAGTGTTATTCTTGGACTCAAGATAAAATGGGATACCAGCCTGAGCATTGGTAGCCAAAAGAGCTAGAGTTAACGAAACGATGAATAATTTAATTTTGTTCATAATCATTATGATTATTACATTAACTTTAACTTTTTCTATAAATAAGTTTTAAAAACAATTCGCTTTCTTGATTAACTTCCTCGAAACCATAGGATTTAATTAATTTTAAATAAGAGTCGAATCTTTTGCGCTTTTTGAATACATGAACAGTGATTTCTCGGTATTTGGATGTTTCTAAGTAATTCGTAAAGGCTTGTTTAATCTGTTCGGTTTGATGGATAACTTTGGGGTCAGAGAACATATAAGTGAACTCTGCGGAGATGCTAGTGGTTTCTCGGAATACTAATGCGCCAAAGATTTTGCCTTTGTCATTTTTAAAAACACAAGACGTTCTAAAGTTATTTTGTAGGTTTAAGGATATTTCCTTAAAGAATAAAGAAGGCGAGGCAATCGTTGTTATACCAAATGAGGCTTGGGCTTTTACCGCTAACCTTAAAACGTCAGGCAAATCGGACAAACGCATTGGCATTACCGTAAATGCCTCTATTTTTATATGGTTTTTCTGACTCATGGGTGTAATATAATCTAAAGGGAAAAGGAAATGTCAAGGGAATCTAATCATAAAGCTAATTCGGAGTTATTTTCGCTGGAACCAACAGCGTTGTTGGAATTCTTCGTGATTTATTATGATTACGTTAATATGCCAGATGAGAAGCTTTACATTCATGGCGGCACTAATGGAATAAACGGCTCAATCTATTGGCAAGGAGAAGAATATATACCTTTTCCTATTCAAAGTTCAGGTTTTGAGAGTAAAGGCGATGGTTCTCTTCCTAGACCAAAGTTAATGGTCTCTAATCAGGACTTTTTCATGTCCAATTTGATTAGAAGGTATAACAATCTTGCTGGAGCTAAGATAGTTAGAAAAAGAGTGTTCTTGAGGTTTTTAGATAACAGTAACTTTTCGGAACAGCGTAATCCTTACGGAACAGCAGATGCTAACGCAGGATTAGAAGATCAAGTATTCTTTATTTTAAGAAAATCTAGCGAAAATAGAGCTATTGTAGAGTTTGAACTTAGTTCGCCGCTTGAATTAGAAAACGTTACATTTCCGAAACGTATCGTTATGGCTCGTTATTGCTCTTTTCATTACAGAGGTAACGGTTGTCGTTATATGGGTGCGCCAGTAGCTAATGAATACGACCAAAGATTATCTACGGTAATGGATTTACGAAATGGTATTCTTAAAAGAAAATACACTAATACTGTATTACCTCCTTTAGCTGGTGATCCAGCTGTTGATGTTCTTGAAGATTATCCAGATTTCTTTGTGACAGATTTACGCGATTCTATTTACGTTAATTCTTCGGAAGAAGTTTTGTCTGATGTTGTTGTTTCAGTGGCGACTCAAAAATGTTTTACTGAGTTTTATGGGTTTTTCAAAGTTGATCGCGGAGAAAATGGGAGCTATTCTTTTGGGGTTGATGTCGATGATTCGGCGGAAGTATATATTGATGGAGTTAAAGTAGCTTATAAATATGGAACAGGCTCAATGAGAAACGAGAATTTACCTAGTCTTTTTAACGTAGTTGTTTCTAGTCCAAATTTAGGAGTAGGCTACCACAATATTTTAATCAAACATTATAATTATTTAGGTGGAAATGGCCTTGATTTATATTATCAAACAGGAACTAATTTAGGAACAGCAACTTGGACAAAGGTTCCAACTACTCGTTATTATTATGACGCGACAGATTCTGGAAAACTTTCTTCAGGACAAAAATTTACATTTGACGCTTCCTTAAATAAATCAGTTGGAAATGATAGAGCTACTTTATTATCAGCAAAGAATGAATTAAGATGGAAGAATAATGGAAATGCTTATAAAGTTGGTGATTTCGTATATAGAGAAACGAGCAATATAAAAGTTTCTAAAAGTGATATTAACGAAGTCCCAAATTGGGAGCCGCTTATGAAGGTTTATGTTTGTTTGAAAAACCATACATCAGCGCCTAATAAAGATCCATTCTTTAATAAAGAACATTGGGTTGCTGATCAATGCTCTAAAACTCTTACTGGATGCAAAATGAGATTTGGAAACGAAGGATCGCTTCCTTTTGGCGGGTTCCCCGGTACAGAAGAATACAGCATTAACGGACAATAATATGAAATCTATAATTGATCACGCAGCCACATCTGACCTTGAAGTTTGCGGATTCATCTGCATGGAAGATGGCAAAGTGGTAACTGAGCCAGCAAAAAATATCGCTATCTACGAAAATAACTTATTTGAGATTCATCCATTAGAGGTTGTGAAGAAAATCAGAAGCGGCAAGTTGATGGCGATCTATCATACTCATCCTTCGTCTGGAGAAGAGGAATCTAAGTTTGATAAATTTAATTGCGAAAATTCTTGTGTTCCGTATTTAATCTATAGCAAGCAAACAGAGAAGTTTAATCTTTTAACGCCAAAGATTCCTCATGTTAGCAAAGAGTATGTTAAAGTATTAAAGGAGATGTATGACTAATATATATTTGCATGGAGAATTGAGAAATCTTTATGGTGAACATTTTAAGCTGAATATCGAGTCAGCTCAAGATGCTTTTAGAGCGATAAATTCTAATAGAAAAGGTTTTATAAACAAAGTTAAAAAATTGATGGGAAAAGGTGTGTTTTACAGAATTATTATTGACGATGAGGTAATTCAAGATCCAAAAGAATTAGATATTCAAAGAATTCCAAAAGAAATACATATAATTCCTATAGTTTGGGGAGCAGGATCAAATACAGGTAGAGGTATAGCTTTGATAGCGGCAGCAGCAGCTTTGGCTTGGTTCGCTGGTCCTACCGCATGGATAATGATGATGGATATGGGTCTGAGCACAACCGCCGCAACCGCTGTTCAAGGAACTTTATATTCTGTAGCAGGAGCTTTAGCTATTCAAGGAGTAATGACGCTTCTTTATCCACCTCCAAAACCAGATTTTAATCAAGAAGTATCTGCTGGTGGTAAATCTTATCTTTTCGGATCTAAACCCGGCAACGTTTCTCAAGGTCAAACTGTTCCAGTAGGATACGGCAGATTGCTTATTCAATCTTCTCAAATAAGCGCAACAGCTAACCATTATCCATTAGCAACAGACATTAAAAAATTAATGGCTCCTACTGATATGCCTGTAAGCGATTATACCGAAATTATAGCTAATGATGAAGCTCCTTCTCCTTATGGGTTAAGCGTAGATGGATTCTCTACAAACCAAGCTACAGACCTAGGAGATAGTCAAATCTTCTCTTCTATCAATTTAGTTAATTCTTATATTAATATACTTACAACTAGCGTGGGCAAGATAGCAAGTGATCCTGTTGAAGTTGTTGTGAAAACCAATGGAGAAGTAGTATCAAATCCAAATTTAGATACATACGATCCAGATATTAGTTATGAATGGAAAGAGATTTCTGCAACTACGCCCGGTGCTATTAAGATGGAAACTGCGTACGCTTTCAATGATGGATTAGTCTATCGTTCTTACGATCCATTATCATTTAGATTAAAAACAAATTTAGGAACAGGAGATTTAAATACTCAGCCAAATTATTTCAATGTTTATGAAAGTGGGTCGTTAGTAAAATGGGGTCCAACTGAATTTAATGATTTATCTATTGGAGATTGGGATAAAGATTACCTATTCAAGACAAAAGAATTAACGAATTATCAAGACCGTTGTTTTTCCGCTGTTAGAGATTCAATGGGTAGAGCTGTGATTAGCGGAGCGTCTAGAGCTGGAAGCGTAGTGACCGTAACTACACAAAACTCTCATGGATTTTTGAATAACATAAATGTTGATGTATTCAATTTGATTGGAAGCGGAATTAATAGTTCTTATGCTGACGGTACGCATTTAATATCTGTAACGGGAACAGGAACAGGACAAACTAATTTTACATTTACTATTTCTGGCGCAACCGGATCTGAAGTATATACGACATCAACAGGTTCTTATGCTGTAGCTGTCGAACAGATAGCTCCTTTAAGTGGATCGACAGTAAATACTGGGTTTTGGTCGGAAATACAAAACCCATCTCATCAATATATATACAAAGCTTTAAAAACAAATACTGGAGTCATTCCATCTTTAGATCCTACAGGATGGAGTTTAGTGACATCTCCTCTAACCGAAACAGGATTCAATTCTTTAACCGATAGTTTTCCTGCATTTTCAACACAAGGAGTTTATGTTGGAGACGTTAATCAAACAAATCTTCAAACTATAATCAACTCTGACGGAGACAGAAACTCAATAGATAATTATATGATGGAGTTTTATGGTTATTTATATGTAGAAATGGATCAAACTAAAGTTATTGATATTGTGGATGCACAATCAGGAGTGGCTTACGAAATAACGAAGATAGGCTCAACAGGTCAGTGGGCAACTATTGGATTAACTGGATCAGGAAGTGCGCCAATTATGCCTGAACTTGGAATGACTTTTGTAAAGAACGGTACGGCAGCTTTAACAGCGAGTAATGGAAAAGTTTATCCTTTAAGAAAGTTTAATTTTAAGATAGATTCTGATGATGCTGGTGATCTTCATATCGACGGACAGCTAGCTAGCTCTTATTACGATTCGCATGGATTCGCTTTAAATAATGTTCCAGCTCCAGCAATCGCAGATATACCATCGACAACAACAGAGATAATGTTAACCGCAGGTTTCCATCGTTTAAATGCTAGATTCCAAGATGGAATTGGTTCTGATGGATTAAGTATTTATTATAGATCAAAACTTGACGGAGAATCTTATTCAGGGTATCAAGTATTACCGTCTTCTGTTTTAAAACATAGATCTTATAGTGATTTGTCTCAAAAGAAAAATGTTAAATTCTCAAACAAGAGATCTTTGATTCCAGCTTCTTCTATGGTAGCTGGTAAAAAATATAAAATTGTTACATTAGGAGGCGTTAACTGGAGTTCAATAGGAGCGAGTTCTCCAGCAATAGGAAGCGTATTTTACAGAAACAATACAGCGATAACTGGTTCTGGAGGATATGTATTTGAAGATTTGTTTAGTTATTCTCAGTATTCTTCTGCTGAATTTAACCGATTAGTTAGATTCACGGCTGAAAGACCAAGCTCTGATTTATCTACATCTGCAAAATCTGGTTTATCAATATATAAAGCAAAGTGGCAATGTGTCGCTAAAATCGGAACATCTAAAACCATCTATTCTTCGCCAGTAAAAATAGATGTAAAGTTCTTAAATTCCAATACTCAAAAATCATTACAGTCTTCTGTAAGCGATTCCAGACTGATAGGTGAATAATACATGAAAATACTTAATCCATATAGATTTTTCAAAGGAGCATTTGGCTCTGGAACTGACGCCGCTACTCCAAAATTAATACCGCCCCGCGAACAAAACGGTCTTTTAAAATCAATATCTATATTTGAGTGTGTTGATTTGCTTTGCGAAGGTCCAATTTATGGATTGGTTGATCAATTTGGCAAAAAAATATATGGTTTAGATATGCTAAAAGGAATTTATTTGAACGATACTCCTGTTATGAATTATAAAGGAGAGTATAATTACAGAAATGTAATGATGGAAATCAACTTTGGAACTGAAAATCAAAAACCGTTAAATAATTTTAAAAAAGTATATATAGCTCGTCCAGCTAATTTTAAGTTACTAGGCCCAATCTCTAATACAGATACAGGAGCTGAAGCTGCTTTGAACAATAGACCAGGTGGTAATTTCGTTAATTGGGCAAAAAGTAGTGATGGCTGGCCTAGCGAAAACCAAGATCCTTTTGTATTTATTCATAAGATAAAGAATAAAGATGTTAAGAAATTAAAAATTAGTTTGTTAATAGATCAGCTATTTGATACTGTTAGCGAAGGTAGTGATCCAAAGCAAGGATTAGGCACAAATAAAGCTACTAATTTAGAAATAAATATTAAATTCGGATTAGATGGCGGACTTATTCTTGGTAATAGAAATATAGTTATCAATGGTTTTGTAAATTCTCCATACGGATTAATGATCGGAGACGGCTCAAGCATGGGTGTTGGAGGAAGTCTTAATAGAAATATCGGAGTTGGAACTATGTCAGGAAATGATGGAAATGGACCATCCGTAGGTGGTTCGCTACCTGATGATACCACAAGAAATTATTGGAATGATTATTTAAGAGATCAATGGAAATCAGGAGAACCGTAATATGTCTATTCAAAAAACACAAGCAGAGGTTGTAGCGTTAGGAATTAGCCCAAGAAATTATTCAGCTATACTATCTACTATATATGATTTAAACGATAAAGCGGTAAGTAATTATGTTCCAATAGCTCCAAATACTATTGTATATACAAATTCTGTGGTGGGAGACGGAGCTTCATATAAAACGTTTGATGCGTTAGCTGCAAACTCATTTGTTAAAGGAAGTTCTATAACTGTTTCAGGAAGAGCTAGTTATTTTATTTATAGTGGATATACAACTATTTCTCAAAAAGCTGCTATTAAAGTAGTAGCCGAAATTGATTTTGGTCGTTCTTCGTCAACTTATCAGACTTATACTTGGGAAGTGTTGGCGAGTGAAATTGTTGCTGAAGGAAATAATGTAGGAACATTTTCTTTTCAAATACCATCTGAAATTACCAGTAAGCTAGCGGTAGCAGACGATCATTATTTAGCTATTTGGGCTACATCGCCAGACAATGCGTTTGTAAAATTAACGGCAAGTGGAACCACTAATAATGCAAGAAAATTTGCAATAACAGCATCTTAAAAATATAATAATTTATGTCAGACGATCCAAACGAACCACAATCGACCGAGACAAGCCCAATTACACAGAATGAAATGCTATCTGCTGACATTGTGCTGCCTCCGTCTGTAAACGGAAGAGATCGTTTCATTTTGATAGAAAAGAAATCGCCAGAGACTATTAATCCTTTGGTCAAAAGAGAAGTTAGCGTAGAAGCTGTAATTGAAGTTATAGATAGAAATTTCTCTTATCCAATGGCCGCTCACGTTGGATTAAAATTTGATTCTAGAACGTTTTCTAGTATTCCTTCAAAAAAGTTTGATGTCAAGATGAAGAAGGTCAAAGTTCCTTCTAATTATTATCCAACTGGCGGAAATGGATTAGATAGAAGATATGTTTACCCAAATCCTGATTATGACGCAGACCCAAATACATTAGACGTTGTATTCATGGTTGATCAAAATATGAATTTTGCAACCAGAGCTTTATTGAAAAGAAATTTAAAAGATATACTTTCTAAAGTAATTTCTGGATATAAATACACAAGAGCTTCTATCTGGCAAACATCAAACGGGACCAATACTATAATTAACGAAAAAACAGGAGATATAATCAATAACTTTACGTTTTTCTCGGATAATGGCGAGTTCTTTGAAGTTGAAACTCCTGATTCTGATGGCGCGAATAATACAAATCTTTACAAAAAATTGTTCGATGCTTTAAGCTCAACTCAAATTTCTACAAATCCAGATGAAACTATTATTGCTAATTACTTTTTAAGAAAAAGTCAATTTAGTATTACAGATACAGTAGGACAATCAAGCGAAGGATCAACTTTGAAGCACGTTTGGGAGAATACTGTTAGAAAGGTTATTTATTTTTCTGGATCAACTCCAGAAACAATGAGCGAAAATACTTATGATACGCTGTTATCTCATGCAAGAGAAAGCTGCATTAATATTTATTACTTTCATAACGATTCAGATTTTTCTGGCACAAGAACATTAAGAGAACTCTCAGAAGATACAGGAGGAGCAAAGTTCTGTATGCTTCACGATTCAGACGTTAAATTAACTCAGTTCTGTGACAATAACTTTTACGACAGTAATAAAATATACTATGGAGATTGGGACGGAACATTTAAGATCGCTTGGACAGATAATCCTGCTTGGGTATTGTATGACATTATTACTGATCCTAACTATGGATTAGGTAATTATATTGATTCTAAAGCCGTAGATAAATGGACTCTTTATGATATTGGTCGTTATTGTGATTGCGTTGATGATGACGGAAGATTTAGAGGAGTTCCAGATGGCAAAGGCGGATTAGAGCCAAGATACACTTGTAACATTATCTTCTACAACAAAGATGAAGCTTACAATGTATTAAAAGATATTTCTGCTGTATTTAAAGGCATCTTGTATTGGACGACAGAAGGCTTTTCGTTCTTTGCTGATATGCCGAAACAAGCTGTAATGCAGTTCGCCAATTCTTCAGTAAAAGATGGAGTTTTTAATTACGAAGATACTGCTAAAAATTTACGTTACACCTGTGTAGAAATTACTTATAACGATAGATATGATTTTTACAAACCAAAAGTAGAATACGTCGAAGATTCGGAAGGTATAGTCAAATATGGATTAAATCCGTTTAAAGTTAATGCCGCTGGATGCACCTCTAGATCAGAAGCGAAGCGCATAGGAAGATACGTTATGTCAACTTCTATGCACGAATCAGAAGTAGTAACCTTTACCGCAGGTATAGAAGGCTCTTATCTCCAAATCGGAGATTTATTTACGATAAGCGACGAAATTAAAAATGTAGCAAGAACATTTGGAAGAATTCTCGATGTAGATTCGGCTAACAAAACAATTAAAATTGATGGAGAGTTCCAGCAAGGATTATCTTCTGGAATATTTGTCCACATTCCATCTGGAAATTATAAAGTATCTGATTTAAATGCGCTCAATGATTCTGATGGTAATTTTACTGGAACTTTAGAAAACATCAGAGCTAGACGCCAAAGTCAATTAAAACAATTAAATATTAAACAAGTCCAAGATGATGCATACGGATGCACTTTGACTGTTACTGGTAATTTTTTAATGGATTCTGTAATTACAGACGTTCATTTGGAAGAAGGAAGACTTTCTGGTGCTGTTACAACTGGAGATAGCGTTTTAACAGGAATCGTTTACAGATTTCCAGAAAATACAATAGCTGATGGAAATCCAACTTGGGACACTTTATCTTATCAACAAGTAACTGGAGTATTTAATGAAGTTGGACTTGATATTGACTTAATTGGAGAAGCTGGAACAGGTCAATTAATTGCTCCTGTATCAAATAACTGGCTAGGCAAAATAGACTATAAGCTTAATGGATCGAATTCGTTCTTTTATGCAAATGGCTCCGCTCAAGTAGAAGTAAATACTAACGCTGTCGCTATCGCAGAAATATCTGCTACTGATGGTTCTAGAATTAACTCTGCAACAGTATCTAATTTAGATGATGTATGGGGTTCTTCTATATATACATCTGCGGTAACTGGCAATGTAATAGCTATATTCACAAGAGGCCCGGTTGTTAGTAATTCATACGCCGCTTCTAACGCTAATTGGAAAAATCTTGCAGCAACAGAGGTATTTAAAATTGGTAAAAATATATCTGCAACTTCGACTTCTTTCGGATATGCGGCTGCATTTGTCAAAGGTGGATACAGAATTATTGAAAGAGCTTCTAAAAATTTGAGTGATCAAGGAAGTCTGACGTTCTATTATAGAGATTTGTTAGCTTTGAGTAAGCTGCGCCCATACTACACAATCTCTCAAGCTGACATTGGAAATAATCAAGCAACGAATCTTAAAGATTGGACATTTGATTTCGCATACAAAGTTGGAGACAGAGTAAAGAATAATGGAAATGTTTATTTGTGTGTTCAAGATCATAAATCGCCAACTACATTTGAAGTTGGGAATAAATGGACTGCTGGAAATTCTTTAGGATATTCAACATACGGATTCCCGAAAAACTTTTATGTAAAACAAAATGGTCAAAAAATACCGATCACAACAGAATTAACAACTGCTCATATTACTGGAACATTCCTTTCTTTAGGCATAAATAAAATTCATGTTGGAGGAGGACCACTTGGAGAAAGTAATTTAGCTACGCTAGCGGAAGGTTTGGGTTTAGGTTATAGCGGATTAGTATATGGAACTGGTTATCCTATTGGTTATTATAATTTAAACGTAGATACGTCAGCCAGAAACTTAGATTTACTTTCAGCTGGAAGCAGTTATGTATTAAGTGGTTCGGGAGTTGAACCTAAATATTATAAAACTATCGCTACAAAAGAAGAAGAGGCTAATCAGTACGCTATTGTTGGATTGCAGTATATGCCGGATAAAGAAAACTTTGTAGAGAGGGAAATCGCAGATAATTCACCAAGCCAATATGTTACTTCGCCTTATGATAAAATCATAAAGCCAGATCCAGTATCAGCTATCACAAATACAGGAATATACGGAGGAACTGGATTAGATATCACTTGGCAACAAGTAACAACCACTCCTATTAACGGTTATAAAATTTATGTAAGCAGACCAGATTACTCAAATAGTAATGATTCTGCTTTAACTGAGTTTTTTGCCGTAGCGTCTGGAGTAAATAAGGTAACTATACCAATCAACGAAAAATGGGGTCAATACGATATTGATGTTTATAGTCAAGGAATTACTCCTTACAAATTTTTGTCTGATGGCGCTGCGTCAATCGCTATTCAAGTTTTACCAGATCCAACATTGCAGATTGATGGAACAACGGTTAATTCTGTATTGGTTAGTGGAATCAAATTAGATACAGCTGATACAGATAGCTTGAGATATAATATTGGTTACAAATCTTCCGCTTCTTGTTTTACTGGAGTTGGAGTAGGAAACTTTACATCAGCCGATTTAACATTTAGATGGAAGTATATTGACCCTACAGGCGGAATAGTTTCTAACATTGATCAGATGAGGCGCAATCCTTTTATCGAGTTTCCTCCAAAAGTAACTTTGGAAATCATCAATGAAGGTGGCGCGGTTTTAGAGACTGTAAAACAATACCAAGGATTTTCTTACAGAATAGATGAAAATGCTAATAAGAAATTAGTAAGCAAGGAGCAAAGTAACTATCAAAACGTACAAGCTTCTAGAAACTTGGGATTGAGAATCAAAATCGAAGATACTAATGGCAAATCTTTTACTGGAATTTATCAAGCGACAAACATTCCTCCTTCGTATAAAGAAATTGAAGTTATCGACTCTTACCAAGATTCGCCGTATCAAATTCTTTCTGGTATCTACGGAAACGAATCCTACCAAAGATTAGCTGTATGGTGCAGTGGCGCAAACAATATTATTACTGGCTCTGGATTAAGAGATAGTGCTGGTACTATACTTAGAAGTGAAGACGAAAGAGATGTTTCTTATGGAGACATAGTATCTGCATTTTTAAGTGCAACAGGATTTAATGGAATTGAAGAAGGAGCGACTCCTTCTGTTGCTGGAATTACTATCAATTACAGAGGTGATGGAGATCCAGACTACGAGGCTTATGTCAATCTATATGGAGACTTACTGGACTTTTATAATAAGAATGTTGATAAATCAAAATCTAAAGAAAGTTTTGGATTAGAGCATTATACAGCTTATGGAATAAATGAAGGAAGAGAGCTGCCGAAAACTAAAAACAATCCAATGGGAATTGCTGATTTAGACGCTGTGCCTACAGGCAAAATAGGATTCTCTGGAATTGCTATGACGGTTTTACCAGAAAAAGTTTCTTTTAACAAGATTGTATTTAACTGTTCTTCACCTTTGTCAAATAAAGATGTTTATAAAGTGGATATATACACAGGAGATGTATCAGGCTTCGTTCCAGACGTATCAAAGAAAACTAACTATCATAGAGAATATCTAATGACTGATACTAGAAGACTGCTTAATATAATAGAATTGAGCGACGAATCAATAGAAAGATCAAAAGACTATTACTATAAATTCTTACCTTACGATGATTTTGGTAGCGGTATCATGTCTGCTGTTTGTAGCGGTTATTTAGTTAACGAAGAAAGAGAAGGCGTAACAAAATCATACAAAAAGAAAACTCTTAATGGAAATGCTGATGAAGGTAATATTGACGCGGCTGATATGGTTCAAGATGTTAGATACAAAATCGTAACACTAGGAACAATCAACTGGAACGATATTGGCGTTAACGAAGATACAACACCAGAAATAAACGTCGAATTTGATTATAATGGCGAAGCTATTACAGGAAGCGATGGCGTCGTTCAAAGAATAGAAAAACCTGAAATCATCGCACCAGCAGAAATGGACATACTTCATGTTTTCAATACAAACAGTAATTCTACTGTAGTTGTCCCAGAAGATGTTCTTGAAGGGTCGTCGTTAAATTTCGTCAACATTGGAGAACACGATATTTACGTCAATAATCCAGACGGAGATACAGCTAATGGTGAAAACATAACTGTATTGAAGCCAAATGAAAGAGTTGAACTCTTTAAAATAAACGGAACTTGGATAGACCCAAGAGGAGACAACCTCTACTTGGATTAAAGATTCATCTGGAACACAGATTCATCCATTTTGTTATCTACGCCTTTAACGTAGGACGAGATTTCTGTTTCTTGTGGAGCTACTTGAATCTTCTTGCTGTCGTAGAAGCTATCCAGCCATCCAGAAAGAGGATTGCTTTTAACGTTGTAGATTTTCTTGTAACCCATAGAAGTTAAGCGGCTGTCAGCGAGCCATTCAACATAGTTCTTGAGCGAATCAGATGTGAGTCCAATCAAGTTCCCGCGAGAGAAAAGATAGTCGGCCCATTCTTTTTCAGCATCTACTGCCATACGATATGCTTCGTAAACGCGATCTTCATTCTTCTTTACGATTTCTTGAAAGCCTTCTTTCGGGTTATCACGGAGAATCTTAAAGATATTTTGAGTAATAGCGACGTGGAGATTTTCATCTCTAGAGATCAAGTTGATGATCTTAGCGTTCCCTTCCATCTTGCCCCGATAACCGAAATAAAACGAGCAAGCAAACGAAACATAGAAAGTAAGACCTTCGGTGATTTGAGTAGCCAACAGAGCGTCAAAAATCTGTTGCTTTGGGTCTTCGCTCTTGGTATTCAAGAGAGCGTCGTAGCGGCTAGAAATAGCTTCTGCGCGCTTAACAATTTCCTTATCTTCTAAGATAGAGTCAAAGAACTTGGTCGCGTCTGGATGAACGTTTTGAAGAATATAAGTATAGCTGTTGCTGTGAACAGTTTCAAAGAAAGACCATACATTCATGCAGATTTCAAGTTCTGGATTGCTGACATAATCAGCGAGAGAATTGATGCTGCGAGAAAGCATAGAGTCCGTCATCGTTTGAAAACGGAGATTGCTATCGAAGACAAAGCGTTCTTCTGGAGACAAATTCTTATAGTCAGCAGAATCTTTAGTCAGATTGATTTCTTGTGGACGCCAGAAGAAGTTCATCTGTTGATCATATAGATCATAGAACTTTGGATACTTCAAGCGGTCATAACGCTGAATAGCTAAATCTTCGCCAAGGAAGATCGGCTGTTTAAGAGAATCTGTGTTTACGGTGTTTAATACTGTTTTCATTTTTTTATAGGGTGCAAGCTCCACTGGAGCAGTTATCTACTTCTTCTGGTTGTGTTTCTGGCTCTACTTTTTTAACTTCGGTGGCTGAACCAAGCACAGTTTGTGTGTCACCATCGAATGTGTTTGTGTAATAAAGATTTTTGATGCCGTATTTGTAAGCGAGGAGAATATCACGAACAAGTTCTGTTTGTGGCGGAACTTTGTTTGGATAAGCTGCTGTATTATAATACAGGTTAGTTGACATACTCATATCAACGAACTTTTGAATTGCGGCGGCGACTTTAAGATAACCGTCATTGCTTGGCATTTCAGAAGCGATTGTGTAGTGCTGTTTATGCTCTTTAATATTTGGCACGACAACCGAAATAACTCCAGACTTAGAACGCTTGAACGAAATAAGAGAACGAGGAGGCTCAATACCATTTGTTGAAGACTGAATTACGGAGCTAGATTCAACAGGCATAATCGCCGTCAAAGTACTGTGACGCATACCGTGTTGGGCGATTTCTTTACGAAGACCTTCCCAATCGAAATGAAGTTTCTCCGTCACGAACTCATCGACGTTCTTGCAGTAAGTATCAATCGGCAAGATGCCTTGAGAGAATTTGGTCAGATGGAACTTCTCGCACTTACCTTTTTCTTTAGCGACTTCAACAGAGGCTTTGATAAGATTATAACTAACAGATTCCATAAGCGCGGCTACCTTATTAGGAGCTTGCTTATCAAAATACTTCATTTCGCGTTTAGCTAACCAAGCGGCCAAATTGGTTACGCCAACACCAAGACTGCGACGTTTCTTGGCAAAGTTTTCGGCAGCAGGAACAAAGTAGTTTTGATGGTCGATCAATTCTTCAAGCATACGAACGATAACATCGCATACTGATTCCATTTCATCTTCCGAGATTTCCAGAAGATTAACGGCAGAAAGGATGCAGACGCCGATTTCGCCGTCTTTATCATTAACGTCTTTGATTGCAGTTAAAGGATGGTTAACTTCCAAGCAGAGGTTAGCAGTATCAACTTGTTCAGTCCAAGAACCATGAGAGTTAGCATGGTCAACATTCATCAAGTAAATGCGGCCAGTCTCAACGCGTTCTTTAGAGAACAAAAAAAGAAGATCTCTAGCATTAACTACCTTTTTAAATTTAATTTTATTGTTCTTTTCTGCGGCTTCGTAAAGCTCTTTGAAGCCTTCCATACCAAAGTTATTCCACAGTTCAGGAGCTTCATGGTACGAGAAAAGGGTAACTGTCTTGTTGGACATGGCGCGATCATAGAACAAACGATCAAAGCCAATGCAGTAATCGAGCTTACGAACGCGATTATCGTCTGTGCCAGCGTTGTTCTTTAAAACCATAATGTCTTCAATGTCGTGATGGAACCACGCAACATTAACGGTTGCAGAGCCGCCACGGATGCCGTTTTGATGGCACGACTTAACGGTGGACTCAAACATCTTCAAGAACGGAATTGGGCCAGTATGACTGACCATGCCGCCTTTAACTGGGCTATTAACAGCGCGAATACGGCTGATATTCATGCCAATACCGTAACGGTTGGCGGTAGCTAGGCCAACGGCGGTATTATTACCGAAAATCGAATCTAATGTATCGTCAACAGTGAACAAAGCGCACGAAGCGTAAGACTTCAAAGTTGTGCGAACGCCCGCCATAATTGGCGTAGGAAGATTGATCTTGTGTTGGCTAAAGTAATTGTAGGCACGTTTAACGTACTGGAGTCTGTTTGAGCTATAATTCTTAAACAGAGTCATAGCAATCAGCATATAAGCAAACTGCGGTGTTTCGTAGATTTTCTTGGTAGTGCGATTTTGAACTAAGTATTTCTCACACAACTGTTTAATACCAGCATAAGTGAACGAAAAATCACGGTCATGTTTTAAATACTCGTCAATCTTATGGAACTCTCTTTCATCGTACCACTTAAGAATCTCAGCATCATAAATGCCCGAATTAATGTTTTCCTTTACGAAATCAATAAGTTTTGGCGCGTTTCTGCCACCCCAAACTTCTTTACGAAGCTGATAGTTTTGCAAACGAGAAGCAACGTATTGATACTGAGGCTTTTCCTCGGAAATAAGATTAGCGGCAGACTCGATCAAAGTATTGTGAACATCTTTGGAAGATATTCCATCAAAGAAAGATAGGTTTGCATTGATACCAACTTCCTCAAAAGAAGTATTACTAATACCCTCGCAAGCCCAAGCTAAAACTTTATTGATTTTGTCAGCATCGAATTTTTCAACTTCGCCGCTTCTTTTCTTTACATTCATTAATTTTTTCATATTGAAACCAAAATAGGTAAGATAATTTACAGGTTAAACAGACGTTAATTTTAAACAAAATCCTTTAAGAAACTATTTATAGTTCTTAACGAAATTGAGTGTATCCACATTGAATCCATTGTTCATATAAAACATCTGGACTCTAGGGTCGCCGCCATGACTAATGTAGGAACAGTTTAAGAAGTCAAGGTCTTTTTGCAGAATAAATTCTTCTACGGCAGAAATTACCTTAATACCGTCAAAAGAAGACTTTCCGCAAGTAACCCAAATGATTTCTTGCACACCTTTTCTGCCGCTCACCCAATCGGACGAGACATAGCCAGCGAAAATAGAATTAGGCTTTCCATCCCTGAAATAAACAAAGAAAACAGCGTCATCTTTGAGGTTGAGCAGAGCGGTAACTAACCTATCTTTTAGGTAGTCTAAATTCCACTCTGCTCCCCAATGTTTTTGAATCTTGCAGATGTTTTGCACCCGCTCGGTCAAAGACATTTCATCAAGAATGCCTTTAAGCTCAGAAGCTTTAACTATTCTCTTGACCATATTAGATAAACTTAATTAAGGCGCGAGCTTCTTTAACTGGAATATCGGTCCAAGTCTTCCATTTAGAAGCGTCTTCGTTACGATATGTTTCGGATTTCCAAAGACTGCGTAAGAAAGTTTTGAAGCTTTCAAATTCGTCGCCACCAGAGTTGTGTTCGGAGTCTCTGAATTTATTCTTTAAAACTCCTTGCGGCGTAATATCGCTAGATTGTTCACTGGCAACGATAACTTTGCCAGAACCTTTCTTGTCGATTTCATCTTCACCAACGATATGAATACCAAGATAATTACGAACTGCGCGGACGAAAGCGCGATTAGCTGCGATAGTTTCTAAAAACTTTTGGCCAAAACCGTCGGTATTTTCAGATGTAGCGTTAGCGACATCCATGTAAGAACAAGCTTCCCAACTATCTTCGCCAGCAATTTGATTGGTGCTTTCAAAATTAGAAATCCAATCTACGGAACATACAGCAACTACATAATCTTTTTCGAGTTTAGGGAAAGTATAATAAATCCTGCTATAACCACGAAGTTTGGCGACTTCTTTAATTCCAGAAAGCTTGATCAGAAGCTTATTATCTTCTAATCCTTCGATAGAATCTGGAACTGGTTTACCAAAACGCTCAAACGCGCCTCTATTTGGATAGAGATGCGCTGGCTTGACCATAGCTCGCCAGTTGACGGAGCCATCTTGATTGAAAATATAATCTACGTTTTTTAACAACCCTCGTTCATCACGATTGGTCGGCTTGTTGAATGGTTTTGTGTTTGAATCGTTCATCTTTTATAATGTGGAAGTGATCTAATTCCTCCCAGAAGACAGGGTCATCTACGACTTTCGCCAATCTGTCAAGCTTTGGTTGGTTATTTTTCCAAGCTAACTTACTGGCAAATACTTTTTCTTCTGAAAGGATTATTTTTTCAGAGGAAAACAAACACGTTTCATCTATCATGTCAATAGCTTTTACGGATTTTTTATCGAAAGCTTCATCTTTCTCTAAACCAAAATCAAAGAATTT